AGCCAGGTCTTGGCACACAGAATATTAGCGACATTTACCCCAACGGTGATGTTTTCGCTGAATCAGGAGTTCCACTTTGGAAAGGACAGGCTGCTGAGGTGGAAAGATGCTTTTATTAATCTGTGCAACATGATGGATGCAATAGACCCGTTTGGTTGCCAGTATGAAACAGCCAGGGACTATGCGGAAGTTTTAAAGCAGAAATATGGTATTGAATTTGATTGGGACAGCATCGATGAGGTTATCGGACTGAACCAGAAAAAGCGAGGGCAGATGTGTGATATTGATTATGTAATTAGCTTCCTGGAAGAAAAAGGCCAGAAGAAAGCAGCGCAGTTGATCCGGGAATATGGAAAAAGATAAAGGAGACAAAATGTATTTGAAAAAAACAGAGCTGGAACAGGCTTTGAGAGAAAATATGCAGTCAACGCTAGAAAGCTATGGCGGAGACAGCATAGCAGAGGATGCCATTTGCTTTTGCTATGATTCAATGCTGGCAGTAATTAAACAGCTGGGAAAAGACAAGAGAGAGATAATGTCAGAGGAAGAATTGGTGTTGTTACTCTGCATTGTGCAGGATGATACGCGCCATCAACATCAAGATCTTGACATGTGTAAGATGCATGGTCTTGATGCAGCAGAAAC